TGCACAGGCACTCAAACAACTCACCAACTAATCACAAAGGAGACAATCTCATGATAACCACCATATTGAACATTGCCACACTGCTGTTGATCATAGGCATGGCCTGGCACATTTGGCAGAGTGACGAACAAGATCAGATGAAAAAACAACGTAGACCTCGCGATCCCAAACACAAGTAGTGGACGAACCCAGTTCGTCCAAGTGATCGCTGCGCTCTCACTGTTTGAATCAATCAAGTTGCGAAGCAACTGCTCGCTCATACAGATAGCGGATCCATACTTCTCCCAGAACAGGGAGAAGTGGTGACGTCATACGAGATGAGCACGCCATCTTGAACAGCCATCACTACACGGGGCGGTAGCCCTATACCCCCTCAGGCTGACTTCATTGCTACGGAACACGGGATCAGCGGTTCAAGCCACTGATCTGTGTGGGTGTTGTGTCTTTTTCACAGAGCACCATCCTTTTTGCCTACAGTGCAACTCAGGATTCACTTTCCCTTGCGGGTGCATTTCCTGGATCTCACGATCACCAGTGTTGCTATGGTTTTGCCTTGAGCCTTTTTAATTCTTCTCGCAGCAGATTGCTGCTGCCTATTCTCACATTGATGATGCCATTGTAGTATTCATCTGATTCCAACACTCTGCGTTCAAACTGTTCCAAAGCCTCCAAATAGCCCATCACGCCTCGGCTGCGACAGATGTACAATATTTCTCGAGTGAATTGATCCATTCCCAAACGCTGCACATCCTGCAACAACTGTTCATTGCTGCCCCAGTAGTCTTTCCAGTCACTCTCCACCCGGCTTCTGCGTCGGTTCACTCGGCCTTTGAGTGGTGGACGTGATTTTTTGAACTGGGCCAATTTCTTGCCCACGTACTTGCGACCTGTTTGAAGATTGGTGATGAGATACACAAATCCTTCAGTGCCCACAGGCAGAGAATCTATGGGTTGACCTTCATACATCCATGGCATGCCATTACTTACGTGAGTGAGATTTCATCCAGCAGAGTCTTGGATCTTTGTGATATTTTGGTAGTGATTGAAAAGTTTTGGTAACCAAAAGGCACACAAAATTTTTGCGCCGCAGTTTTGTACTTCGTACAAACTGTAGTGTCTACCGCAGCGGCTGCGCCGTGCTACTGGCTGCGATTCTTCTCTTTGTGCTGTTTGTATTCACGCACAATTTCTGCTCGGCGTGTGCGACCCAGTTTGCGTATTTCACTCAACCATTTTCGGGCCTGTATTTTGCTCTGTCGGCTGGGTCTTTTGGCAAACTTTTCATTGTATTTGAAGTAGTTCATGTAGGCCTTGGTCAGTAAATCATGTGTGTCGTCCATGTGTGCTCCTATATCTCGTGAAATTCAGTTGAATTGCTGTAGGAAGTGAATCCATTTTCTTTGATCACTTTGAGTGTGTTGTTGACCCTACCCATGAGTTCATCTCTGTGGCTGATCAGATATATGCTCTTGCCACGCTCTCTACTCATACGTTTCAGTATGGCAATGGATGATTCCACACCCGCTGTGTCCAATCCAGAATCAATCAATTCATCTATGAACAACAGATTGATCTCTTGATACAAACTTTCCCACACATCTCTGAATGCAAAGCTCAATCCCAATATCAATCTATTGCGCTCACCTCTGCTGAGATTGTCAAAGTCAAGTTCTTGGCCCAACATGGTAATCTGCACACTCAAATCGTTTTTGAATGTAACTGTGTGCGGCAAGCCCAATGCTGTGAGATAGTGTGTGAGCCTGTTGTTTAAGAAAGCCAAATTCTGATCTATGATCTTCTTTCTGATAAAACTGTCCTTGTTGGTCAACAGTTTTAACAAAAATTCTTGATGATCTTTGAGCGTTTGCAAACGATTCACTTCACTCCAGTCCAGTTCTTGCAATGCTTCTGTGCTGAGTTCTGTGATTTGATCCACATAAGGATTTTGTTCTGCTTGTTTGTTTTTCAGTGTGGATTTATAAGTTTCCAGATGTTGTCTGTGCTCATATGCTTCTTTGACAGTGTCATAGTATGTGTCTGGACGTGTGTCTTGTGTGCCCATGAGTTTGATGGCTTCATCTATCACTGCTATTTCAGACTGTATGCTTTGATTGTAGTTGACTGCTTCACCATATTCTTCTTCCAACTTGCGTTGTATTTCACAAAATTTATCATTGTGTAATTCCTGACCACAGGCATAACAAGTGGCTTTGTCATACAGTTTATCCAGATCATTGCCTACTTTATTAACTGTTTTGTCTGCCTGCAGCAGCGTCATTTCCAAACTGCTCTTATCTTTTTGTAATTGTTTCAGTTCATTGCTGAATTTGGTCCATTCTTCCAACTGTTGATGTGTGGCCAACTCTTGATCAATGTCCACAGACTCCAGTTCCTTGATGGATTTATTCAGTTTTTCAATGTCCAAATTCTTTTGTGTGTTCCAAATTTTTTCTTTGTTGCTCAATGAGTTGATGGTTTCTTTGATCTTTTCATTGCTCATTTTGAGACCTTCCAAACGTGCATTTTCCATGGCCATGTCTTCTTTGCTGACTCTGATGCGATCTTTCAACAGTTCTGCTTTTTCGCTCAGCAGTGTGATGCCCAACAACTGTTCTATGATGTCTTTTTGATCATTGGCACTCATGCTCAAGAACGGTTCTGTGTATGTGTTCAATGCCAATATGTGTTTGAACATGGCATGTGATAATCCCAACATGTGATTGATAGCAGCCTGAGTCATTCTGCTGTCTCCTTGGCTCTCATCAGTGATCTCTTGTTCACTGTCATTGATAAAATATCTTAGAGTGTTGGGGCGTCTGCCTCTTTCAATGCGATATTTCACACCATCCTTTTCAAAAGTCAGTGTGACCAACATGTTTTTGTTGTTGGTCTTGTTGACCAAATTCTCTCTGCGTATTTTTGTTAATGCTTCACCAAACAGTCCATAACTCAGTGCATTGATCAGTGTGGTTTTACCAGTGCCGTTTCTGCTGCCTGCATCATCTCCACCTTGATCCAAGTTTTCACCCAACACCAATGTGAGTCTTTGTTTGTCCAGCATCACTCCTTGGGTCTGATTGCCCACACTCATGAAATTTTTAACTGTTAGACTGTTAATTTTTATCATTGTAGATCTCTGTAAATTTCTAGCAGTGTGTTTTTGTTGTAGCTGTCGGATTCTATGGCATTGATTTCTTTGCTGACAATTTCATCCACAGATTCAAAACGTGTGATATCCAGTGTGCTGGTCATTTCATCATCTTTTTTGCCAGGAATCAGCACAATTTCTCTGCAGTTGTAATCTTTTATAAAAGTTTCTTTGATAAAACTGGCTTCTTCATAGCTGATGTCTATGTCCAATGTGACTTGCAAGTGCATCTTGGGCAGTATGATATTCTTTGCATCATTTAATAATTGACTCAGATTGACTTTCAAATATCTTGGACAATTGTACCAATTGATGTATCTGGGAGTGCCACCATGTTCCATGATCATCATGCCACGCTGATCATCATTCACATCTGCATAGTTGTGCGGCATAGGATTGCCAATGTAATGTATGTTTCTTGCTGTTTGTCTCTTGTGAAAATGTCCTGTGAACACATATTCTGGATGCACAAAATCCACTGCTTGTATCAATCCAGTGTCTGGCATTTCTATCATGGCGTTCATTAAAAAGTGTGGCAATTCAAAATGACCAAACATGTATCTGCTTTTGATTTTTTTGATCTGTTTGTATTCATCTCCCACCAACCAAGGCACCAAGGTCACATCATCTATGGTGGTGGTCTCTGTGATCACAGTGATCCCAGGAATGAATCTTGCAAACTCCACTGAGTGAATATCACGCTTGTCCTTGTAGTACAGATCGTGATTGCCAGGAAAGAAATAAAATTTTTCAAAAGCCTTGCCCAGTTTCTCCAAACATTTGATGGAAACATCCATGGTCATCAAATTCAATGAGTTTCTATTGTGATGCCAGTCACCACAGAATATGCCTGTTTCGCAATTGTTTTGTTTGGCTTGTTCTATGAACCAATCCACAAATTCTTCACAATCTTGATTGTGAATCATGCTGTTGCTCTTCAAGCCAAAATGTATGTCAGTAAAGACTGCTGCTTTTTTAAACATCAAATATAAATTTCCAAGACTTCATTGTAAACAAAAAATTGAATAAAGTCAATAACTTAAATTTTCTTTTTGAATTCCCTGTCCACAGCATTTTGATATGCTTCTGCGTTTTGACGTGTGTGACTGGGCATCATGTCATTTATTTCCAGAATGTCATCTCTGATATTTTGATTTCTTTTTTCGATATTGATGATTCTCACAAACGAATTGGTCACTGCTGCTGTATAATAAGCAAATGGATTATTGGATTTGCTTTCATCAAATTGTAAACCAATCTGAGTCAATTGCAGTATGGCTTGTCCTTGCATCTCATCATTATAAGTGTAACCTCTCACATTGCCTCGGGTGGCATAACGTTCACACAGTTTCATCCACATCATGGCCAGTTTGTTTGTGGGCTTGCCGCCCTCTTTAGTAAACTTGCCATTGTGCATGCCACCTTCCCAGTGACTTTTGCCCACACATGAAAGATTGTCTTTCTCGTCATACTTCCAATGTTGGAAAGCTGGAAAGTTCACTTTGATTTTGGAGTCTGCGGAACTCTTGGGATTTTTTTTACGACCCGGTTCATTGGGTATGTGATCATAGGTCATGACTCTAAACACCAAGTCTTCTTTTTTAATTTTTTTGTAATCCACTTCGCACTCAGACAATTTAACTTTGGGATTCACTGCTTTGCGTTTTTCAAACTCTTCCTGCGCTAATCGTTTGGCTCTGGCACGTTTGGCTTCTGCTATGGTTCTCACATTGATGCGTTCCAAGGATGACACAATGGCATCGTATCTGTGATGCTCGTCTTTGGTGTAGCTGCAATAGCTGTTCTTGGATTTGTGTATCTCTTCCAACAGATCTTTGTTGTTTAGATAGTTGATTTTTTTCATTGAATTCCTTTGTAATTAGCCTTCAGTATAAACTACGCAGTTAATTTTGTCAATAAATACTTGATATATTTGACATATGGCGGAATTCATAAAAAAAACACTGGGTGCAGCCACAGCAGCGGTAATAGGCGCTGGAGCAGCCAAAGTCATCAGCAGCCAATTTAACATGAGTGATGTGAGGGGTAAATTTCTGCCCAAAGATGGCATAGGTGCTACCAAAACTTTGACACAAGCCACAGCGTTGACCAAACCAGGCGAAAAAGATTGGAGAGTCAAATTAAGCATTCCTACTTCATTCAAAGACAGTAGATTAATGCTGCCTGTGATGAAAACTGGAGGATTTACATTTCCTTTCACGCCAAGCATACTCATGTCGCACACAGCACAATACACTGATAATAATCCTGCACACACCAATTATACTTTTAGTTCATTCAATTACAGCACAGTGGATAATATTCAGATCAACGGTGATTTCTACGTGCAAAATTCAGTGGAAGCAGAATATTGGGTTTCCTGTGTTCACTATCTAAGAAGTGCCACCAAAATGCGTTATGGCGAAGGCAGTTCTGATGCAGGATCACCACCACCAGTGGTACTGTTGAATGGTTATGGAGATTTTGTTTTCAAAAATGTGCCGGTGATCATACAAAGTTTTAACATAGAGTTGGGAGCGGAAGTGGACTACATTCAAACTGGATTATTTGCAGAGGCACAAGGAGATTTTGATGCTGGCACGTATCAAAGTTATGCTTGGGCTCCTTCACAAAGTTTGATCACTGTGCAGGTCAAACCTCAGTACAGCAGAACTGCTGTGTCTCAGTTCAATATGAATAATTTTGTCAATGGCAAATATGTGCAAGGCGAAGGAGGATTCATCTAATGGCTCAATATCAATCATACAGTCCTTTTGCCCGCACACAAACAGTGAATGATCAATATTTAGATTTGCTCAGTATCAGACCCATTCCAGCCACTGCAGATGATGTGTTGTACACTGTGGAACCACAATACACTCACAGACCAGATTTGTTAGCATATGACTTGTACAACAACACAAAATTATGGTGGGTGTTTGCACAAAGAAATATGGATGTGATCAAAGATCCTGTGTATGATTTGGTGGCAGGCATAAAAATTTATCTTCCACAAGGACCCAAATTACGACAAGCCTTAGGGATCTAACCAATGGCTCCTAACACATCTACTGACATCAGAGTGATACCAACCACAGAATCTCAAAGAGATGCTGCGGCACGCGATCCCAATTTTTATCAAAGAGACACTTTTGAGTCAGACACAGCCACAGTGGACGTGGGAGAATTGTTTCCCAACAAAGTGCCAAACCCTTTGCATCAGTACAATTCATTCAACTGTATTTTTACTTTGGCATGTCTTACTTTGGAAGAGATTAATTTTCCTGCTAGATTGCGTCAAAAGCCACCAGAAGTGATCATACTGAGGAGCGGTGGGTCTGGGCAATCAAAATTTCTCACACCCTATGATCTGGATTTTAATGGTGGCAATTCCAACACAAGAACTGCACGCGAATATTTCATGGGCAATGTGAATGTTAACACACTAATAGGACCAAACCAAAAAGGGCAAAGCAATGTTACAAAATTAGAATTTACTGTGTATGAACCCTACAGCATGGGCACGTTTGTGGAAACATTAAGACAGTCTGGACTAAAAGCAGGTTTTAAAAACTGGATACAAGCTCCTTGGTGTTTGATCATTGAATTTGTGGGACACACGTTGCAAAACAAAACCGAATCAGTCAAGGATGCTTTGGGCAACACTACCAAACGAATATTTCCTATTAAAATTTCAAATATAGATTTCACTGCTGATCAGGCCGGAGCACAGTATCAGATTCAGGCTGTACCCATCAGTGATCTTGCAATGCAGACAAGTAATCAAAGCATACCCAAAGACATCAGGATTGAAGGCTACACGGTGCAAGAAATGTTGCAGATAGCTCTACAGCATGAATTGAACAAAAATAGAAAAGCAAAAAATAAAGATAATAAAACTTTGGAAGAAATAAATGACATCATAATAAACTTTCCAATTCAAGAAGAACAAGAAAAACTCAGTCAAAGAACCGGATACCAAGAAGCGGAATCGGGAACCACATTCAATCCAGATGCTCAAAGAAGCGCTGTGATTGGCACCGGAGCACAAGTTATTAGCACGCCCAGTATCACCAGTTATGTGCAATTCAAAAACACTCTTAACAGCATTGGAAGTTCAAAAATAAACCTTACCAAACAACAGAATAAAAATGTAGGCAGCGAAGACGATCAAAAATTCTATGATAAATTCACAAAACTATCAAAATTTACAATCAAAGGCCAAGTTCCAAATCTTACTTTCAAACAAGGCACAAATGTGGAATCAATCATCACAAACGTGATATTGCTGAGTGATTATGGTGACCGTCTGTTTCAGCCCAGTGACGCAAATGGCTTCAAAACATGGTTCAAAATAGTGCCTAGATGTTTTTACATAAATGACGAGAAAATTGTGGAACAAAACGGCACATATCCATTGCTGATGGTGTTTGATGTGATAGAACACAAAGTGCATGAATCACTGTTTGCAAAAATAAACAGAAAAACTCAAACAGAGAATTTTAATAAATTTGTGATTAAAGAATATGATTATCTTTTTACTGGAAAAAATTTAGATGTGTTAAAGTTTGACATCAAAATTCAAGCCAGTTACCAGCAACTGTTGCCGAGTGATAAAGCCAATTCCAAACAAGATCCCAATAAAAAAACAAAAAACGAAGGAAACGATACTGCAGACGTAGACAACAGCGCAGGTGAGACTGCAGCACAGAACGTGGGTACAGGCAAAATCACTGCTAATTTTTTTGCCAGTCCTCGCAGAAAAAATTATGAAGCATTGGGCGAACTAACCACAGAACAAAGACAGACTTTGGAATTTCACGACATGATTATGACTGGTAGCATCAGTTTGACCAATACCAATTTAGAACTGTTGGGGGATCCATATTTTTTAGCAGACAGTGGATTGGGCAACTATTACGCTAGTGTGGGCAAAGATCCACGCACAGGAGAAAAAAAATTTATAAACAATGATGGCAGTGCTGAACCCACTTTTGCCGGAATATATTGTGTGGTGAATTTCAAAACTCCCATAGATTATGTGTCCAGTGGCAACATGGTGTTCAAAGGCACAGCCAACTCTCTTAATAAAAATTTTGTTCAGTTGGATGAATTCAGCGGAGTGTACCGAGTGAATCAAGTGGACAATGCTTTCCAGAATGGAACCTTTGTGCAGACATTGCAACTGGTGAGAGTGCCAAATCAAGAAGTCACAGGCAAAGCCACTAGCACCACTGCTTTGGGCCAGCCAATCTATGGTGATTCAGAAGGTGCTGCCCCAAATATTGATGGGACAGGAGCATAATGTTTTCAATTGATCGCAGAAGCAGCCCCAATCAGCAAGGCACAATCAAAAATGCTGGTCCTTACGAAGCCAGAATCACCAGTCACTTGGATGGCAAATACATGGGCACACTGGAAGTGGAGTTGCTGAGATCTGTGGATCCTGGCATGGATTCATTAGAGGCCAATCAGCGTGTGCAGGTGGAATATCTCAATCCTTTCTATGGTGTGACCAACTATGCCGGAGTGACCAAGAACAACGACTATGCCAGCAGTCAACAGAGTTACGGCATGTGGTTTGTGCCGCCAGACATCGGCAACATAGTGCTGGTGATATTTGTGGAAGGCAACATCAACAAAGGCTACTGGATTGGGTGTGTGCAGGCAGAAAATCAAAATTTTATGATTCCTGATGGCCGACCTGCAACCACTTTCACTGACACCATAGGTAATATCACAGACATTGGTAAGAAATTGCCAGTGGGTGAATACAACAAAGAATTGTTGATCAACAGTTTAAATTTATTAGATGCTACAAAAAATTTAAAACCTATTAACACTGATTTTAAAAATGTTTTGCAAAATCAAGGACTATTAACAGATGAAATCAGAGGATTAACCACCACCAGTGCCAGACGTGAAGCGCCCAGCAGTGTGTTTGGAGTCAGCACTCCAGGTCCATTGGATAAACGTGGCAATGCTAGAGGCAAAGGTGGCAGATATCATTCCAGATTGGGTGGCAGCAGCATTGTGATGGATGATGGAGATGATAAATTTTTACGCAAAACATCAGCAGCCACAGGACCATCAGAATATGTGAATAAAACCACAGACATACTCACTCCAGCAGATGAAACCATACCTCACAATGAGTTGGTACGCATAAGAACACGCACAGGACATCAAATATTGCTGCACAATTCAGAAGACTTGATCTACATTGGCAATTCAAAAGGCACCACATGGGTGGAATTAACAGCCAATGGCAAAATAGATGTGTATGCCAAAGACAGCATCAGTTTTCACACAGAAACAGATTTTAACTTTAAAGCAGACAGAGATGTGAACATTGAAGCAGGTCGCAATGTGAATATTAAATCAGAATCGAGTATCAATATGGAATCAGTCAGTAATTTTAATCTATATTCAGGCATGAACGTGCATGTGGATTCGGCTGGTTTAATACATTTGAGCAATAACTTGGCCACGCCCATCAGCACACATTCTGTTGGTGATACAAACAGCATAATGAAAAGAGTGCCACAGCATGAACCTTGGTCACAGCATGAGAATTTAAATCCAACCAGAGTCAGCAGTGAATTAACAGATAGAGAAAACATTACACCTATTATTGACTCCAGTTTAACTCAAATAAAGGATACTTTTACAAAAAACTAATGGATAAATATTAATATGGCTAATATACAATCTATAACATATGATTCAAACTTTAAAGATTTTCAAGTTGTTCTAGATGCTCCAGCTAATAATAGTTTTAGTTATAAACAAACTGTAGGTCAATTATTTGATATAAGTTTACCATATGTTACTACCTATCCCTTTTCACCTAATTTCATCGGAGCGTCATATGGAGCGTTTGGCCAACCAAATAAAATTTTTGTTCGACAAGGTAGTTCTAATTTTACTTTTTCTGTACCATTAAATTTTGGAAGACAGTATGGATTGAATATATCAATAAATGGAAGTATAGGAGGCGTATCTTTTTCTCAAACAATATCTGATCCAACAATTAATTTTTATTCTGGTTTTTATTCAGGTAGTAGTGATGCTCCAGGACAAGCAACTTTATTTACTGCTGAAAAAACAGTAGCTATTCCAGGAGCCACAGGGCCAGGAGTAGAACAATCTGGAGGAGGAAGTGTAACAACTACTGATATAGAGTTTGATTATAGTGCCCATTTAGATAGAATAGTTTTGGCTTTAGAACAATCGGCTACTGCTAATACAGAAATGGTAAATCTTTTAACCCAACTCAATACAAAAATAGACATTATTGCACAAACAAGTGCTACATTGAAACAACAAGCCGAAACCACAGGCATTCATATTATTGGTCCATACGAATGGTTAGGTTATGCTAGTATTGTAAAACTTTTTGAAGAAAAAGGCATCAATTTTGCTGAACTCAAAGCCAAAGTAGATGCAATTACAAAAAGTTATTAATTATGACTGGTGTATCAAGACTTGAAATTGATGTAGCTGGTGGCACTATTGTCTCAAATCCTGTAGAAGAAAATAAAGTATTTGCAAACGGTTTTCCTATAGTAGTTAAAGGAGCGAATGTTTCATCACATGGAAGATCAATTCATAGAAGTTCTACAATGGAAGGAGCCAGTGAAAAAGTTTTTGCTTATGGCATACCAGTGTGCAGAGAAGGTGATGTGGCAGGTTGCGGTCATCCAGCCACAGGCAGCGAAAACGTAATAGTGGGTCAACCTGAAGAATAAATATCTATATAAGCACATAAAAACATTATTCTTAAATTAAAAAAAATTTTTTATACAATCAAAAATTTATGCCAAAAATATTAGTGTGCGGCGCAGGTGGGTTTATAGGAACTCATTTAGTTACCAGTCTAAAAAAACAAGGACACTATGTGGTTGGTGTGGATCTAAAATATCCCGAATACACTAATACAGATGCTGACGAATTTCACATCCTAGATCTAAGAAATCAATTTGCAGTGGAGCAATTGATATCTTCTGATTTGCAAGAGGTTTACCAACTGGCAGCTGATATGGGTGGGGCTGGTTATATTTTTACTGGCAAAAATGACGCTGACATCATGTATAACTCTGCAACAATAAATCTTAACATCATTCGTGCAATGCACAAGAAAGACGTGAAAAGAATTTTTTATAGTTCCAGTGCGTGCATCTATCCTGCACACAATCAAAAAGATTCAAACAATATTTTATTAAGTGAAGACAGTGCATATCCTGCTGATCCAGACAGTGAATACGGTTGGGAAAAACTATTCAGCGAAAGACTTTTACTTTCATTTGCTAAAAATTACAACATTCATGTGAGAATAGCAAGGTTTCATAATATTTTTGGACCATTGGGATCTTGGAACAATGGAAAAGAAAAAGCTCCTGCTGCCTTGTGTAGAAAAATAGCATTGTGTGAAGAAGGTGGTGAAATTGAGGTTTGGGGATCTGGCAATCAAACACGCAGTTTTCTCTATATCGATGAATGCATACAAGGCATTCACAAAATCATGCACAGTGATTGCGAATTTCCACTCAACCTTGGCAGTGAAAGAATGATCAGCATAAACAATCTAGCTCTTCTCATTGGCAACATAGTTGGCAAGAATGTCAATGTTAAAAACGTTCCAGGACCAACAGGGGTGATGGCCAGAACCAGCCATAATAAATTTATAGAACAACACACTGGGTGGAAGCCAAATGAAGATTTAGAGACTGGGCTTAAACACACTTACGATTGGATCAAAAAACAAATTGCATCAATAAACCATGTAAGAAAACACACATAAATATCTATATGAGCGCACAGGAAAAAAAATTATACAAAGACATAGTGATTAAATCTAAAAAAGCATTCACTCAAGCATCTGGACCCAGAGCTTACAGAGGCATCAGCACAGTGGATCCCAATGCCAACAGCTTCAATCTGTATGATATTGCACTGATAAGACAGGATCTGCTCAATCATTTTCACATACGTCAGGGTGAAAAATTAGAAAATCCTGAATTTGGCACCATTATTTGGGACAGTTTGTTTGAACCACTCACAGAAAGCATGAAACAACAGATCATTGACAATGTCACAGCAATTGTGAATTATGACCCTAGAGTGCAGGTGGAAGGAGTCACTGTGGACACTTATGAAAGCGGCATACAAATACAATGCGATCTCACCTATCTCACCTATAATATTTCCGAAAGTTTGCGTCTAAAATTTGATGAAAAGCTGGGGTTAATCAGTTAGAATTAACAGAGCATTTAATCAAACCTAATAAATAACTTCATATAACGGAGATATATGTCATCCACAGATAGATTGAATAGATTATTGCTGGCAGAAGACTGGAGAAAGGTCTATCAGAGCTTTAGAAACGCTGACTTTACCAGCTATGATTTTGATAATCTACGCAGATCCATGATCAACTATCTGCGTCAGAACTATCCAGAAGATTTCAACGATTATTTGGAAAGCAGTGAGTATCTGGCCTTGATTGATTTGATTGCTTTCTTGGGACAAAACATTGCTTTTAGAATTGATTTGAATGCCAGAGAGAATTTTATTGAGCTGGCCGAGCGCAGAGAATCTGTGCTGAGACTGGCTAGATTGTTGAGCTACAATGCCAAACGCAATCAATGCGCCAACGGTCTTTTAAAAATACAATCAATTTCCACCACAGAAGGAATCATCGACAGCAACAATGTGAATCTCAGCAATCAAACCATCATATGGAACGACTCCAGCAATGCAGATTGGTACGAACAATTTGTTAAAGTAATGAATGCTGCACTGCCAGTCAACACCAAAATAGGTCGTCCCAATAAAAAAGACACAGTGGATGGAATTCCAGTGGAGCAGTATCAACTCAATTCTAATTTGCAAGAAATACCAGTGTTCACTTTTTCCAAAAACATCGACGGTAGAAACACACAATTTGAAGTGGTATCCATAGATGTCAATGCAGGCTCTGTTGAAGAATTAGCACCATTGCCCACAAACAGATTATCATGCCTATACAAAGATGATGGCAAAGGATATGCCAGCAGCAATACAGGTTTCTTTTTTCATTTTAGACAGGGTGTATTACAACAAGGCAATTTTACAGTGCCATTGGCCACACCCAATCAAATAGTGTCCATTGACACTGACAACATTAATCAAACTGATGTGTGGTTATATTCTCTCAACAATAATCAAGTGGAGCAAGAATTATGGACCAAAGTGAGTGCCACTGAAGGCAACAATGTGATCTACAACAGCACTGCCAAGTCAATCAGAAATATCTACAGTGTGATCACCAGAACCGAAGACAGAATAAATCTACAGTTTGCTGATGGCACATTCGGCAATTTACCCAAAGGTGCATTTAGAATATATTACAGAGTGAGCGATAATAGACAGTTCAAAATTGTACCAGCTGACATGACCAACATAGAAATTCAAGTGCCTTATGTGAGTGCTTCAGGCAAAAATGAAATACTCACAATTGCCATGTCATTGCAATACACCATTGACAATGCCAGCAATTCAGAAACATCAGCGTCCATAAGATCCAATGCACCAGCCACATATTACACACAAAACAGAATGATCACAGGCGAAGATTATAATGTTGCTCCATTGTCTGCCAATCAAGAAATAATCAAGGTGAAATCAATCAACAGAACCAGCAGTGGAATTTCAAGATATTTTGACCTGTTAGATGCCACCAGCAAATACAGCAGCACTAACATATACGGCAATGATGGAATACTCTACAAAGAACGAGCGGACAACGGTATCACTTTCAATTATGTCAGTAGAACAGACATAGAAGGGGTGATCAATAATGTGATTGAACCTCTCATATCTGAAAAAAAACTTTTTAATTTTTATCAAGATAATTTTCCTTTGATACTAACCACAGATGTGGCCTACTATTGGTATCAAAGCAGTGCCAGCAGCAGCATTTCCACAGGATGTTTGCAGGATGTGGACAATAATAAAATAGAAGTGGGCAGTTTTACACAAAGTGTATTAAAATATTTGGAAACACAGTCACAGTGTAAATTTGTAGCACCTTCTGGATTTTGCTTCAACAGCAAAGGTGAGTTGAAATCAGGCACACCTAATGCATTGGGAGACAGCACAACAAGATGGGCCACAGTGATCAGAGTGATCGATAATGGCACAGTGGTTCAACCAGACACCACAGGACCTATCATATTGAGTGAGATTATCCCCACAGGCGCTATTCTCACACAGATTATAGCAAAATTTTCAAAAGTTTTATCCAACGACATCAAATTGCAAATGTTGGACAAAATATTCTCCAACAGCGTGTTTGGTTTGAGATACAACACTGCTGTGAGAGATTGGGCAGTGATTGATGAAACAAATTTAAATATATTTGGAAATTTCAGCACAGGTAAAACTGGTGACAACTCTAATCAACAGCAAGACGCCAGTTGGTTAATATTGTTCACCACAGACACAGAACTGTACACAGTAACTTACAGAGGTTTAAGATATGTGTTTGAAAGCGATCAAGAAATTCGTTTTTTCTATGACAACAACAATAAAGACTATGTGGCCAACAGCGGTAAGGTAATCAAAGATAAAATTTCTGTGCTATCTATTAACACAGCTCCAGGCATTCTTACCCCCATGCAAAACAATGTTGATTGGCAAATTTTACAAGAATATAGAGATACGCAAGGTTATGTGGACAGTAAAAAAATTGAAGTTGCTCAATTTGATTCCAACGATGACGGATTAATGGATAATCCCGATGCTTTCAAAGATTTAGTGTTGTCCAATAATTATATATTTCAGAAAAAAATAACCACATCAGGAGTTGACGACTTTAATTATGTGTCAGCTGATTTGGAAAACATCACAGTAATAACCAATGACAATCAAATAGGTGCTTTCAGTGCATATGATGTTGACACAGTGTTTTATAATTCAGTGACTGGAGTATTTAAAAAGTTATTCATTAGCAACCAAACTCTTGAAGTCACAGGAGATTACAAAGCTCATTTGGGCAGAGCAAGCCTTAAATTTCAATATCTACACAGTGCAGACAGTTCCAGCAGGATAGATCCCAGTGTAACCAATATCATTGATGTTTTTTTACTAACAAGATCATATGATGCTAATTTTAGATCATGGTTGGACGGCACTGTGGAAAATCAACCCTTGCCTTTGAGTTCAGATTCTATGTACAAAAACTTTGGTCAACAAATTAATCTTATTAAATCCATCAGTGATGAGGTGATATATCATCCAGTGAGATATAAAGTTTTATTTGGTGACAAATCTGAATCTAAATTCCAAGCCACATTCAAAGTGGTTAAAAATATTAATGAAGTCACAAATAATGACGACATCAAGGTGCGTGTGATTCAAGCCATCAATCAATATTTCAATTTAGAAAATTGGGATTTTGGTGATACTTTTTATTTTTCAGAACTGAGCACCTATGTGATGACTCAACTGGCTCCGGACATTGTGACTTTTGTAATAGTGCCAGATCAAACAGTGCAAACATTTGGCAGCTTGTATGAAATTAAATCTGAAAGTGATGAAATTTTTATCAGTGGAGCAACTGTACAGGACGTTGAAATAATTGATGCTTTGACCGCTTCCAAATTGAGAGCTAGTGGTTCGGTGGTCACTGCTACCAACACAATCAACACAGGTATCACCAGTGGCATTAGCAGTTCTTCCGGTGGCAGTTCTTCCAGCGGGAGTTATTAATGGCTTACGATAACAATCAAGAAGAATCTACTCTACCAACAGCATCAGAAAATTCCAGCAAACGAAAATCCAGCAATTTGTTGCCAAGATTTTTTAGAACTCCTACCAACAATAAATTTCTATACAGCACACTGGATCAACTGTTGAATCCAGGCACAGTGGAAAAAATCAGTGCTTTCTATGGCAGAAAAACAGCCAAAGCATTTGTGCCCAATGACAGTTATGTGCAGGAAGTCAATGATGATCGACAAAATTATCAATTAGAACCAGTAGTGGTTCGCAGAGACAATCTCAACAACGTGACATTCTACAAAGACTATGTGGACTACATCAATCAAATCAAAAGTTTGGGTGGTGTTGTGGACAACCACAGCGTGTTAAATGCACAGGAGTACTACAGTTGGAATCCCAACATTGACTGGGACAAATTTGTAAATTTTAGAGAGTACTATTGGCTGACCTATGGTCCCGATCCCATCACCATCACAGGATTGCAGCAGCAGGTACAGAGCACCTACACAGTCACGCTGAGTGATAATCAGGACAATGTGGCCTATCTTTTAACACCAGATGGTCAAACAGTTAATGCCACCATCACATTGTACAGAGGTATCACTTATCGTTTTGATATCAACACTCCAGGCTTGCCATTCACTATTAAAACTGCAAGAACTTTGGATGAAGATTTTTTATTTGCTGAATCTCCCAACGGTGTAAGTGATCAAAACATAGAGCAGGGAGTGATAACTTTTGTGGTGGATGCAAACACACCCGACACTTTATATTATGTGGCTGCTAATGATATCAATGCTTATGGATTGATAAAAGTGGCCAACATTGAAGAAAACAGTGAAATAGATGTGGAAAAAGAGATCATAGGCAAGAAAAATTTCACTCTAAACAATGGTATTGCACTTTCCAACGGTATGAAAGTAAATTTCAAAGGCAATGTTACTCCTGTAAAATATGCACAGCATGATTGGTATGTGGAAGGAGTTGGTACGGCTATTGAGTTGGTCAATGAGCAAGATCTAGCAGTGCCCAACGACATTGCAGATGAAAATTTAGAAACATTTGATGATGCAGAAGGATTTGACAGAGCCACTTATGATATTGACGACACTGCTGCTGATGTGAAAGATTACATTGTTATTAAAAAAAATTCTTTGGATAAAAATCCATGGAGTAGAGCCAACAAATGGACACACAAATCAGTGCTGCAAGCGGTGGCCAACTACAATGGAGTATCATTGGATGTGGATGAAACATTAAGAGCCAAACGACCCATCATAGAGTTTGATGCTGGTTTAAAATTGTATCAGTTTGGTACATTTGCCAAACAGAGTGTGGATGTGGTGGATACATTCACCACTGATGTGTTTTCCGACATAGAAGGAGCCACAGGCTACAATGTGGATGGCGTGGACCTAGTGGACGGCATGAGAATACTGGTGACTGCAGACACAGATGTACTGGTCAAAAACAGAATATTTCAAGTTAACATTATAAACTTTGGCGGAGACGGTGATCCCACCAATAAACAAATTGCATTGACTGAACCCGCTGATTGTCAACCTTTGGAAAATGAAGTGGTATTAATCCTTAATGGTGAAGTCAATCAAAGTAAAATGTTTTATTTTGATGGACAATCTTGGAAAACAGCACAATCAAAAATTTCAAATAATCAAGCACCATTGTTTGATCTATGTGATAGTACAGGATCGAGTTTTAGTGACACACAAAAATATTTCAGTACAAATTTTTTAGGCAATAAAGTTTTTAGCTATAGAATTGGCACAGGTGTTAATGACTCAGAACTAGGTTTTCCGCTATCATATAGAAATGTCAATAATGTGGGTGACATAGTGTATGATTTTAATCTTTTAACGGATTCTTTCACCTATCAACAAGGTGACACACTGATACAAAAAAACACAGATGTGGGATATTTAAAAAAATACAGCTCAAGAACATCAAAAAAATACACACATGGTTGGATCAAAGCTGCAAGTAACAGCAGGCAGACAGTGATAAGACAATACTTTGGTCAAGAACAAAGCAACGATTTTGCCATTGATCAGTATGCACACAGTGGGTTGATTCAAAATTTAATTCTTAAAGTCTATGTGGATGGTCAATTATTACAATCCAGTCAATTTACCACTTTTACAAACAATAATGTGCTGTATGTTCGATTGGTAAAAAAATTGCAAGAAAATCAATCAATAGTTTTCAAAACACACTGCAATGAACCAAAAACTTCTTTGGGTCATTATGAGATACCAATCAATTTACAAAACAATCCTCTCAATTCTAATATTACCAGTTTCACTTTTGGTGAAGTGAACAACCACACAAACAGCATAGTTGAAAATCTAGATACTTTTGTAGGAATTAATCCAGGATCTAACAATCTAAGAGATCTGGGAGATGTAACAATGTATGGCACTCAATTTGTACAACACAGTGCGCCAATCAATTTAGCTCTGTATCATGTTGCAGAAAAACAAGCCAATGTGGTCAAAGCAATTGCCTACGCTGCTAAAGAATATGACAAATTTAAAAAATTATTTTTGCAAACTGCTGAAAATTCTGGCTTTGGCGGCACAGTGCGTGAACATGTTGATATCATAATGCAAAACATCAATGCTGATAAAAACGCTAATATGCCTTTTTATTTCAGTGATATGATTCCTTATGGAGCTGCAAAAAAATTATCTTACAAAGTGTACGATGACAGCAATATATATTTTGCTTTGAGTCAAATATTCAGCATGAACACACTGAGCACCAAAGCAGTGCAGGTATATTTGAATGGAGCACAATTGTTGCATGGTATAGATTATATTTTTAATAATGAAAATTTTTGTGTAATTTCAAAAGCATTAGTAGTTGATGATTTAGTTGAAATATTTGAATACGAAAGCACTATAGGTAATCATGTGCCACCTACACCAACCAAATTAGGTTTATATCCTAAATATCAACCAAAGATATATCAAGATGACACACTGATTGATCCAGTAGCTATGATCCAAGGACATGATGGCAGTTTAATGGTAGCTTTTGGCGACTATCGAGACAACTTGTTACTGGAATTAGAAAAAAGAATTTACAATAATATTAAAGTTGAATACAACAAAGATATTAGAAACATACATGATTTTATTCCAGGAGCATACAGAGATAAGGGATATAAAATTGAAAATATTAATCAATCAATTATAGATGATTTTATCCGATGGAATAGTTTAGCAGGCGCATCAGATTACACAAATAATTTTTTCTATGATAGTTTGAATGATTTTACCTATAATCACTCCCACATGCTGTCTCCCGAAGGAAAACCATTGCCAGGATTTTGGAGAGCCGTTTACAAACAAGCCTATGACACAGATAGACCTCACAGTCATCCTTGGGAGATGTTGGGCTTCAGCGAGCAGCCCACTTGGTGGAACCAAGTGTATGGTCCAGCACCCTACACCAGTGACAACTTGATTCTTTGGGAAGACCTTCAGGCTGGTGTGATCAGACAACCAGGCAAAAAATTAGTGTATGACAGTAGATACAAACGCACTGATCTATTAACACATCTACCTGTGGACGAAGATGGTAATTTACTCAGTCCCATGGAAAGTAATTACGCAAAAAATTTTATTTTAACTTTGTCCACTGAAAATTTTAAATTTGGAGATCATGCACCAGTAGAGACTGCTTGGAGACGCAGTTCCAACTATCCTTTTGCTGTGTTAAAAGCAATGATATTGAATAGACCTGCCTTCACTATGGGCGTAAATTTTGACGTATCAAGAATTTCTAAAAATATCACTGATGAAATAATAAACAATGTGACTGAAAAAAGAATTACTTTAAAAGATTTAATTTTTCCTAACAGTCAAAAAGATGAAAATTTAGTTTTAACGTCAGGCATAATCAACTACGTTGCAGATTACATCAAAACAGATGTGTTAACAAATTATCAAAATTATAAGCAATCATTGACAAGTCTCACACAACAATTGGGATTTAGAGTGAAAGGATTCACGGAAAAAGAAAAATTTAAATTATTGTTGGACAGTAGATCTCCATTGAACAAAAGCAATGTGTTTGTGCCAGACGAAAACTATGACATACATTTGAATGTCAGCTCGCCGATTGAAGTGCTGTCATACAGTGGTGTAGTTATTGAAAAACTTCCTAAAGGATTTGTGATCAAAGGATATGATTCCAACTATCCTAAATTTAATTATTTAGAACCAGTGAAAAAAACAGATGATCCAATTAAAAAAGTTGGTGCTGTCAGCAGTCAGTATGTTGTATGGACTGTGGGCAAACGTTATTCAGCCACGCAAATAGTGCAGTTTCAAGATCAATATTATGCAGTGAAGATAGATCATTTCAGTGGCAATGCATTTGATAATGCAAAGTATCAGAGATTGCCAGCCTTGCCAACTGAAGGTGGAGTTGTTGCTACGTTTAGTAAAAATTTTTCCAAAACTATTTCTACAATTGATTACGGCACAGTATTGTCTAAAGAACAAGATGTGGTTGATTTTTTATTAGGATATTCTGCATATCTTGAATCCAAAGGTTTTATTTTTGATAGTTTTAATAAAGAAATTAACACTGTAGAAAATTGGAGTTTAAGCGCACAAGAGTTTTTATTCTGGACCACACAAAACTGGAGATCCGGAGCAGTATTAGCCTTAAGTCCTGCAGCCAATGCGTTGAAATTAAAAACGCAATACACTGTGGCAGATAATGTGTTTGATAATTTTTATGATTATGCAGTATTAAGAGCAGATGGTGTAAAAATATTAAAACAAAGACTACAAGTGGTTCGTCAAGGCAATGACTTTATATTAAACACAAAAAATACCAATGAAGGAATTTATTTTGTAAAAATTCCGTTGATACAAAAGGAGCATGTGGTATTAATAGACAATATCACTGTATTCAACGATGTAATTTATGATTTAGCTCCAGGATACAGACAAGAACGTATCAAAGTCATAGGGTATGTGGTCAGTGATTGGAATGGATCTTTAGACGTGCCAGGATTTGTGTATGATGAAGTAATTGTGAAAGAATGGCAGACTTACACAGATTATGCCATGAGCGATGTGGTCAAACACAAAGAATTTTATTACAGTGCTAATGTGAATGTGAAAGGTAATGATATTTTTGAAGATGAATTTTGGACTAGGTTAGATCAACGACCTGTGAGCATTCTTAGACCAAACTTTGAATACAAAACCAATCAATTTGGTGACTTCTATGATTTGGACACAGATAATTTTGATGTGGGACAGCAAAAATTAGCACAACATTTGATAGGTTATCAAAAGAGAGAATATTTACAGAACATTATCAATGATGATGTGGCGCAATATAAATTTTATCAAGGATTCATACAGGACAAAGGCACCAAGAACGCACTGAGCAAATTGTTTGACTCATTGGCAAGTGCTGACAAAGACAGTATTGAATTCTATGAAGAATGGGCAATTAGAACTGGACAGTATGGTGCAGCACAAGCATTTGATGAAGTGGAATATCTATTAGACGAAAAAAAATTTAGACTAAATCCGCAACCTGTGTTGTTGACTGATGATCCTACACCATCAGATCCTGATTTTGTGGTGCGAGTTAAATCTGATGAAACTTATTTACAATCATTGAATTACAATCACAGACCATTTCCTGTGAAAACTGGCACAGAAGAATATATTAAAACAGCTGGCTTTGTGGATCCAGAAGATGTGGATTTTACATTTAAATCTTATGATGACATACTTACCATAGACACAACACAATTAAAATTTGGACAATATGTGTGGATAGGATTTTTTCAACAAAGTTGGAACATTTATAAACATGTCAAAACAGAATTTAAAGTGCTCGTAGTAGAAGAACAAAGTAATTTGGTTATTGTGACCACCGATTTGCCTGCAGCGTTGAATGTGAATGACATAATTTCTGTGACCATACCACAACTCGACTCCACGCAGTTGTTTAAAGTGAAAAGTGTTGCGTTGGACAAAATTACTTGTGAAAAAAATGGCGTCACACAGAAGACAACCAACGATGGATCTTCATTTGGATTTCTAGGTAAATTTATCAGCAACAAGTTGAGCAATCTTCAAAGTATTAACAGCAAAGCCAGTGAATTTGCTGGATTCAAAGACAATGATTTATTTTGGATAGAAAACAACAATCTTAATGATTGGGTAGTGTTAAAAAATAAAAAAACTTTTCAAAAACATCAACATATTACAAATTGGAACACTGTCAGCAGCGGCTCTTATGGACAAAGCATAGCAGTGGATCACAGCAACAACGTGATGGTGGTGGCAGATAAAAATATTGGACTGTACGTGTATCAGCGTGGCAGCAATGGAGGTCAATTCACTCTGAGACAAGTGATAGACGTGCCACAGAACATATGGACAGGCACAGCAGACTTTGGAGCGGCAGTAGATATCAGCCCAGATGGCAAATACATAGTGGTAGGTGCTCCCAAAGCCTCCCAAGTTCGATCCTATTACAAAGGTGTGTACAATGTGAGCGCATCGTATGCTGTGGGTGACATAGTGCTGCACAAACAACAATTATGGAGTGTGGTGAATCCGGTATTGGGCCAAGACCCTTCAGTGGACTTTACCACATTCAGTGCCACCAGTTTTTGGAGTGAAGCTGAATATGATGCAGGCACAAACAGTTATCCTGAAATCAAACAAATGATCACAGGCAATTACACATTCGCAGGCGTGGGTGCTGACCACATTTTGATCAGAGCCACCACAGATCAATACAGAGGCAGTGCAGTGGGCGACACTTTGGTATTGTACTGGAACAATTTGACCACAGAATATCCCGCAGGCAACACACCATTCAATGGCACAGCAGTGGGCATAAACAAAGCGTTTATTGATGGACCGCATTTGATTGATGAAAAAATTGATGAAATTATCAACATAGATTTGACCATTACTGCTCCCACAGTGGGTGATGTGTTGAACACTGATAGCGCCAACGGCACAGTGGCATATATTTTTACTCAAGGCACTCAATCTATCATATATTTAAAAGATGTCACAGGTAATTTAACAGATGCTGCTCAAATAAAATTAGGGCCAACTCCAGTGGGTGATTATACTCGCGTGTTATTGGAAGATTACGACAGTGTGGCTGGATGGTGGAAAATAGATGTGCCGTCACCAGGAACCACATCAGGACAGTCTGACAACAAAAAATCACTGGTGGTGAGAGACATTATCAAAGCAGGTGATCCACGCACAGCTTTCTTGTATTTCAACAGTTTGGATACACAACAAGCACAATCAATATTGCCAACTGTGATCACACCTGCCAGTCAGTTGAGCATCTTGAGTTATTACAAGACAGAATCTATCCCTGGTTACAGCATCTACACAGGAGATATATTTGACAATAGATTCTTAGTGAGGGCGCCTAAATCTATGAGTGATGTGCTGCCCACTGCTACCTATGATGAAGTGGGAATTTGGTTCAATACCATACAGACAGGAATACCTCCTGTGGTGACTGAGCCCACTGCTTTGGATTTACCTTTTGAGGATCTCAATGGTGTGAAAGAAATAATTGATGTATGGAATGGATTTTTGAGAGTGCTGGCACAACCAGATGGTTTGGGAACATTCTATGTGCCCACAGTGGGTGACACAGTGCAGGATGATGCCACAGGCAGTCAAGCAGAAGTCACTTATGTTAAAGTGATTGGTTTTAATCTATTACAAATATACATCAAAAACAAAACTGGATCCTTCAGTGTGGGCACTGACTTTGGTCCGCCAGTCAATTTGACATTGATCGGCACACCCAATAGAACTGTGGGAGTGATTCAACGCAGTGAATTGGAAGATGCAGTGGTGGGCTCATTGTTTGTGTTTAATAATCCATCTGTGCTAACTCCAATCAGCAACAGCGCATATCATTTTATAAATGGTTTGGAATATTATCTGTATCAAGATATCACACAGGATGGAGTGAGCAGACAGGCCAGTGTGCCAGCACGCACCAACAGAGACTATGAACAAACTTTCAATATACCAGCTGGATTGGGCTACAATTCAGGATTGACTGAGCAAGGAATATTCATGGTGTACCAGCGTCAGCGCAACAATAGCTACACATTGTATCAATCTTTCATAGTGCCGCAAGCACAGCCTGCAGCATTATCAGCAGAAGGAAATTTTCTTGGATTGGGCACATCTGTCAAAATGAGACAGAACAATAATGTGATAACTCTTTATGTGGGCACAGCTTCCACCAATGGTGGAGCCAGTGCTGGTAGATTGTACTTTGTTAAAAAGGCTGCAAGTATTCCAGACTGGCATTTGAATGTGGATCCATTATACACAGGATTGTTTGATGTCACAGAAACTTACTACACCAATGATTTGGCAGCATACAACGATGTCATATACAAAAGTTTGACCATACAAGGTCCTGGAAGTTTCAATGCAACATTTTGGGAAGAACAACCCGAAGGCATTGACTATTTGGGATTCGTGCCACCAGGACCAATACCAGGATCACCCTCATTTCCCACAATTGAAGGAGACAGCACACAGAACATACAATCAGTGACGTCTTTTGGTTCTGCTTTTGATGTGAACGATTCAGGATCAGTGCTTGCAGTGGCCATTGACGATCTAGTGGACTCTTCTGTGCAAAAAAAACTAGTGGTGTATAGATTGAACAACAATAGATATCAATTTGCACAAACTCTTACATCACCAGACAGTGGAGAAGACAATTCGGAATTTGCAAGCAAAATAGCTGTGAGCAACAATGGCATGTTCATAGCTGTGTCTAGTCCTAGAGCTGATCAAGTTGTCACAGATGGTGGAGTGGTATACTTGTACAAACAGATCAATGGTGTGTTTCAAACAGTGCAAACGCTAACAAGTCCACAGCCCAAAGCCACAGAAAGATTTGGAAACAATTTAGATTTTGATGGTAACACATTGGTTGTGTCCAGTCTCAATGGTGACACAGAATTAAATTTCAGTCTGGATCAAGGACTAACGTATTTTGACAAAGGTGCCACCACATTTAACACCAAAATTTACAACACAGGGTCAATCTATGTGTATGAAAATTACAATGACGTGCTGATATATGCTGATGAATTCAGTGTGAATAATACCAATCTATCTGAATTTGGAAAAAATTTAAAAATTATTGACAACCATGTGTATGCATCTTTGCCTTATTATATGAATGATCTGTCATCTCCTAATACAGAAGGATTGATAATTGATTTTAGAAAATCTACAGATTCAAACACATGGGTCAATCATAAATCTCCAATGTACACAGTGGATCTACACAAAGTTAAATCCATCTTTTTATACAATGTTAAGACTAAAAAATTAATTTCAAAATTGGATTATTTAGATCCTATACAAGGAAAAATTGCTGGCACTGCCGAACAAGAATTATATTACAAAACCAATTATGATCCAGCAATCTACACCAATGGAC